TCTTTAGTAAAGAACTCTCGGACACCTGAGTAGTCACCACTCTTAGTAGTGAAGAATACACTTGTTCCTGCACCAACGGGAGTCGATGTTAAATCACACTCATACTTTGTTGATTGATCTACAATAACCTCTGAGGGTGTTAAGAGCGAGTCAGCAGATAGAGTAAACTGTGTTAAATCGGAGAAGAGTATTAAATCATCTTGAGCAGGTACAGCAGCTTTAAGTATAGATACCTCATTCTGGCTAACCGCTAAATCAATAGGAGCTGTATCAAGTAAGCTTCTTACTGTGACTCGGAAGAAGTTAAAGTAACTACTGGCTTCACTAAAGATAACATTCTCATCTGATAGGAAACCTAAACGATTACGGTGGAAGAACACACTGTTAATTTTACTGCCAACAAAACTTGGGAACGGGTTTGTATCTTCATCGCCGCACTTTCTTTCATCCCATGTACTTGCACCAAAAGTAAAACTTAGGTCAGCATTCTGTGATAATGTGTGAGGCATTGTTGCTGTGTCAAACGTGTGGTAGACAGGTGTGTTAGGGCGTGAAGGTGCTGCACATTCTTTCCATGTACCTGCTGTATTTGATCCTTCATACGTAACGTAAAAGTCATCCTCTTTCTTCTGGTTATCTCCATTAATTTGTATAGTAAAACCATCAACACAGTATTGGGGAAGAGATATAAAGTTTTTACACCGATCTTTAAATCCGAATAAATCATTACCGCCGTTATCATCATCTACTTTAATTTTAAAATCAGCATCATTAGCGCCTGTTGTTTCTATAACAACAAAAGGGTTTCCTGATTCTCTCTTTTTAGTAAGTCCTTGTGCAATTAAAGCTGAATCAGCTAGAACGACTTGGTTGCCGAGTATATCTGTACTTACGGTAGAACCTCCTGCTGTAATATCAAAGAAATCACCTGTTTTTAAACCCTGTACTTCGTAATGTGCATCTCCTCCACCTCCATCTAGTGTGGTAGCTTGTCCATACGCCCCACTCCAAGTATCATCAGCAGCAGTTAAAGGATCATTATCTCTACTTACCCTCCATTTGTAATCTTTACCGTAGTTCATTACCTTCATGTAAATGATAGCTTCATGCGGTCTTACAAAGGAAGGAGTCGTAGTATTCTTTGCAACTACTTTATCTTTATTAACAAAGAACGTGTAATCCGCAACAGAGGTTGCAGTTACTTGTGTGCTATTGATAGCATCAGTACCTAAGTAAGCAGCTAGGGTTGTGTTATCACTGTTATCAGAGTCTGTTATTTGCGTACCAGTCGCATCCCAACTTGCTACACCAGACTCGTATCTAAGACTGCCCTCAATATCGTATACATACATCTTAGGGACTACAGGATCAGTCACAACTGTGTACTGTTCAAACGTGCTTCTCTTATAGGTATGGAAATGGGATCTGTTAAGCTCAGCAACACTGAGGTAAGCTGTACCTGTTGGAGATGTTTTCTTTAACTTATTCTTTAATCGTGTAGGTGGACGTTTCTTCAATCCATCAACAATATCAGAGAAACCGTTTTCCTGTGCTTCTGCTTGGCTTGCTAAACGCAAAGCGGGCGGTTGTTGAGAAACCCCGTTAATGAGGTTAGGGATATTTTTAGAAACTAACGTCATGTTAAATCACCTTTGTTCCAATGGAACGATCAAGCACACGAGTAGTGCCATAATCATCAAATATATTATAATCACCATTATCCCCTTCCATCTCTCGGAGGGCGAATAAGGCTTCCTGTTCATCATTCCTGTTCATTGCTGATAGTGAATCACTACCAACTACTCGCTCTTGAAAGATGCGGGCAGCTTTAACAGTAACGTAGCGTCTTGCTACTTCAGGACATACTTCAAAATCTAGTAGGACAACCACATCAAGCTTGAGAGGGGTGCCTATGTTAAAACTATGTTTAATCTTATCGTACATCTTGTTGCCACGTTGTACGTATTCTTGCTTAGTGCTTCTGTACTTTGTTACAGAGTTAGCTAAATCAGCTCTAAGAATTTCTGTAGGAAGCACAACATTACCGCTAGTGTCAGCAGCAACAGTATAATCTGGTTCCGAGTTAAAGTTCCAGCCGTGAGCTTGGACGCTTCTTGACACTTCATTGAGAATTGTCTCAGCAGTATCGGCATCTACTAAGCCAGATGTTAAACTGTTTACTGGTGCTTCACCAATAGTAGACAGCATGGAATTTACTGCTTCCAGTTTTGTTGTAGGAGTTGTCATGTTTACCTCAATGAAAAAATAAAGAGAGAAACACCCCCGAAGGGGTGCTCTCAACCACAATTAAGCTGCGGTAATCAATTTAACAGCACACTCAGGACGTAATGAGTCGTGACCCATTGCGTAGCGAGCTACCATTAGTGTACCTTGTCGTGAAACTTGGTACTCTGACTCAACACCTAAGTCTAATAACTTAACTGTTGCAGCAGCGTCTTTAGTAAATACTAAGCCTTTAGAACCTGAAGGTAGGTTGTTAGACATGTATACTTTAGCGCCGCCGATTTGTGGAACAGTACCAGTGTTCAAGTTACCACCAGAGCCGAAGTCTGAACTCATCACGCCAGCAAGGTTATTAACCGAACCAGTAAACAAGCGGTAGTAAGTATCAGCATCTAGTACAACATACTTCTCACCAGTAACATTCTTAGTATCAAGAGCTTCTAAAGCTGCGAAGATACCATCAGCTACTTGTGAACCAGTTTGTGAACCACCAGAACCAGCAAACTCAACGTCAGCGTTTGCACCAACATCAGCGCCAGTGCCTGTAGCGTACTCATCAGTGTCAGCAGTTGCAGCAGCAATCTTTTCAAAGATAGTTACATCAGCAGCTTTAGCTAGAGCAGTGCCAATCTCAGAAGAGTAGATAGAGCGAACATCATAGTGATTCATTGCTTCGTCGATTTTGGCAATAAATACGCTAGAAGTAAGAAGGTTATTAATGTTGATAACTTTCTCACTGTGAGCAATAGGACTAGGAGATACTTCGTTACCAGCTACAAGAGTATCAGTAGTAGCGATACCTGTTAATGGGAACTGTGCGCTAGAACCTTGAGAGATTGTGCGTACACGGTGTAATGGCATTGCGATGTTGTTAGTGTTGAATGCGGTTAATACTTCACCAGTGAACGTCTTTAAAAAGAGTTCCTTGGCGCTAGTATCAGTAGTACCAGCGTTAGCACCTAAGCGAGATACGCCTGTATAGTTTGTCATAATGTTTTACCTTTTAGTTAAATGTTTAAATGATTAAGATTCTACTCAGTCACTTAACACTCATGCGTTCTCTGAGATTATCCTCCTCGGAGGGTCAAAGGTAATAGTATTGCGTGTTGTTGTACTTTTAGAATTAAAAAAGCCACCCGAAGGTGGCCAAAGAGACTTGTTACAGTTGACTCCTACCAAGCTTGGCAGAAATCTTTTGGCGATATGCGACATCACTTTCGTATCGGGTGTCGTTCATAGCGGCAGTTACTTCTGCCCATGAGTTGAACACACCACCTGTAGAGTTACTGGATTGCCCTTCACTTAGTAGTGTTGGATCTGTACCCTCGGCAGCTTGATACTTTGTTTGTAATCCCGACACAGCCATCTTGACCATATCAACGTCTCCTGAACTTACGGCTTTATCAAAAGCAGCGATCTCACCTTGTTGAAGGTTATCACCTGCCCATTGAATAAGTTCTCCGTAAGCTTCTTGACCGCCTGCTGTATCGTAGACGGCCTTTTCGTAGTTAGCATTTAAAGATTCTTGTCCTTTAATATAACTATCTACCAAATCTTTTGAGAAACCTGCTTCCTCTAACTTAGCGTAAGAGTCTGCACTAACTTCTCCTTGTTCAGTATATTCACTTTGTAACGCATTAAAATCAACACCTGCTTTATCTAGTACTTGTTTTACTTCGGAAGCCTCAGCTTCTCTAGTAACTTCAGGAGTAGTTTCTTCAGTCGTCTCTTGCGTTTGCTCGTTGCTACCTAGTTTAGATTCTAAGCTCGCATACGCTTCTGCCATCTGTTCGGCAGACTTAAATTTTTCTGGCAACCAATCAGGACGTTGTTCAGCGTTAGGGTTATTCTTAACCTCTAACTCTTCAGCAACCTTTACCATCTCAGCTTCGTGTGCCGCTTGTGCATCTGCATTAGGGGCTACTTCTTCATGTGTAGATATTTGTTCCATAATAGTCTCTTTAGTTTGTTAAGCTTGTTTAGTGCTATAAGATTTACCATTCCAGTCGAAAGTTTTAGCACCTTCTTTGCTGGCTTTGCGGAAAGCGTTAGAAAAAGTTTCTTCCTCAACCTCCTCTTCACGAGGGGCTGCTTGTAAACTTGCTATCTGAGTAGCTGCTGCTTCTAAACGGTGGATGATACCACTGTCTTCACCCTCTTCTTCAAACTTTTTCACTAGATCTTTGTATTCTTTATGATCTAATA